CTTTGTTGTCCTTCTGTGCCTCCAGCTCCTGCGCGATTTTCTCGTCGTCGAACTTGATCTTGAACGCGGGGGCCAGGGCGTCGATGGCCCGCACAGCGCCGGTTGCCGCAGGACGGAAGAACATGAACGCAGCGCCCATCTCCTTGCCGTAGCGCCCAACCTGCTCGAAGTTGGCAAGGTTCTTCGTCGCCTCTACAGAGTGGACTGCAGCCGACTCCGGGTCCTCGCCCCGCGCTACGTATTCGTCCCGCATCGTACGGAACGCGCTCAGTCGAGACGCCAGCTCAAACACGTCGTTGTAGATGTCGAAGAACTTATCGACCTGATCCTTCTTCTGCATGATCTTGGATCGACCGATGTCCTTCATCAACGTGTCGAGCGCACCCTTGGCAGCGATGCCTTGCAGATAGGACACCTTGCCGCCCTTCTGCACGTAGTCCAGCATGTCCCTGTAGTACTTCTGGCTGAAGTTCAGAGTGCTGTACGGAGCATTTCCACCAGCAAGTCGATTGATGTCGGCAAGCTTACCGTTCGTGTACAGGGTCACGAACCTCCATGAGCGATACAGACCTCCGCTGGCAACCTCCGCAGCCATGGCCTTGAGTACCCGTCCAGCCACCCCTGGACCGAGTTCTGCCCCAAGAGTGAACGCGTTCGTGAACACGTTACGGATGAAGTCCATGGGCGCGAACGCGGGGTTGTACCGCGTGTGCATCTGCCCGATGCTGCTCGTGGTCAGGTTCGCAATGTCGGTCAGCGGGTTCGACGTGCGGTACGAACGCCGGATAGCCTCGCGCTCCTGCTCGTTCTTCAACTCGACAATCGTGATGGAGCCATCATCCTCGTAGTGGAAGATCTTGTTTGCTCCACCGAGTTCTTTCAGATTGGCTTTGTCGAGGAAGAGATCTTCAAACTTGATCTTGTCCGGGAGAATCTTTCCGTCAAGGATGCCTTGCGACACAGCGTTCTTGATTGCAAGGGTCAGGTCTTTGCGGCCACCGCGCATCGAGGCTTGGTGGGCTTCTGCAATGACCTGAATCACTGCGTTCTCAGCCTCGGACAGACGGCCCTCGAAAGCCTGCTGCCCTTCCTGCAGTTCCCCGCCCAACTTCCTGGTGTTGAACTCCAGATCCTCGTCGTAGACAGTCTTACCCGGCTTGCCCTTGTACGGTACGTAGTTCTCCCACCCGTAGAAGTTCTTGATGTTCTCGGTCGGTCTGGACCAGTAGTTGGCTTCCTTGTTGAGTTCGATGGTCTTGTTGGTGAGGTCATACATCAGGCCCAGGATGCCGTCCATCCGGTCCTTGTGCGTGTCGGTGTCGAACAGACGCAGCAGACGATCCACTTCATCCGGCGTACGCCCAGCCCAGACCGCGTACTGTGCATTAGCCCTGTCGAAGACAGAGTTCTTCAGTCCGTCAGGAGTTGCTTTGGCCTTGGCAAGTTCAAGCTGGTCGAAGAATTTCTCGTCAGACGTGAACGCGTTCAACACTTGGCGCAGGTAGGCCGCGCGACTCTCTCGCTCCTTTGCCGTAGGGGCCAGATCAGGGTTGGCAACTTCCTTCAGGATGTACTCACGCCACGCCGCAGGGCTCATCTTGAGCGGAGCGCCCTTGCTGTCGTTGAAGCCAGTTACCTTGTACTTCTGAGACGTATCGAGCGGCACCTTCTTGATGAACTTGACTTCTCGCCGTTCTGACTCGTGGCGGGCCTTACCCACGATGTCGATGCGCGACAACGCCTCCGACACAGAGACACCCAACTCCTCGGCAAACGCAGCAATTTGCTCGTGAAGCCGCAACTCCAGAGGCTTGACGTGCGTGTTGTCCAGATCAAGCGCCATACCAATGGAGCGTGTGATCTGTCCCCAGACATCATTCAAGTTTTTGCCGATGCGCTCGATACGCCCAGCACGTTCTTCTCGCTCGAAGATTGTCTTGACGACTCGGCGCTCGTTCTGCAGGTTCGTGACAACCTTCTCGAAGCTGAGGTTCCTCAGCTTCTTCGTGCGGCTGCGATCCTTCAGAGCGAACTTCTCTAGCGTCTCATTCTCAAACTCTTCGTCAGTCAGTTGTGACGAGGGCTTGGACCGTGGGGCCTTCTTCGTAACAGGCTTGGTAGTCTTCGCCTTGGCAGGCAGCGGTTCGAGGTCGATGCCAGCCTCCGGCACCGCCATGATCTTCTCAAACGCGTTGAAGACCTCGGCCAGCGCATCGGTCTGGTCGGGCTTCAGAACACCTTTCTTGTCGAAGAGACTGCTGACCGAGGGGAAGAGCCTCGCCACCGCCTTCATGAAGCTCGTCCACAAAGACTTCTCTATCGGGAGTTCGATGTACTCCAGCCGCTTAGTGTCAACGTCAGCGAGGGCCTTCTGGAACGCCCTGTCGGTCATCGCGTACGAGACGAACTCGTACAAGTCCTTGAACGCATTCTCGAATTTTCTGCCAAGAGACTTCTTGGCGATCTTCATCACTTCATCGAGCTGCTGCGCTGCATCGCGCTCTTCGTCCGTTAAGGGTTTACCCGTGAGGTACTTATTGATTGCCCTGACTGTGACGGCATGAACGGCTTCATGCAGCATGTACGTATTCGTCATCCCAGCGCGGGTGACTCTGATCACGTCTTCTATTGGGTCGTACTGTGCAAGGGCGTCTTTCGGCAAAACATCTACGATGACGACCTTGGTGTTCAACCCTTGCCCAAGCTGCAGGATGCGCTGTGCAACGTGCCGCAGAACGGGGTTTGCACTCTGCGCCCTGATCACGTTCAAGACGCGCTTGAAGTCCCCGCTCTCGATTGCATCGGTCAACTGACTGGACTCATCAAGGCGCACTGGTCCTACTGGCTCTCTTCTGCGCTCTTTTCGGGCTTCCCTGCGCTGTTTCTCTCTGATTTCAAGTTGCGCTCGGGTGTAGCTGAGTGGCTCGCCAGCCTGTTTGGCTTCTACTTCTCCAATCTTCTGTGACGCAGACTTGATGGCATTCGCCACAGACTTGAAGGCAAGATCCTGTTGCACCGCAGCCGTACGCGCCGCTTTGTCTCCGGGAGCATACTTCTGCAACATGTCTATGAACAGGTTGCGCAGCGCTTCGGACAAGTTGTTCCACGTAGGCAGTTTGACTTGTTCGAGTTTCTCGTACTGTCCCCGGTTCAGCTCGTAGATGCGAGCCTCGGGAGCAGCCAGAGTCTCGGTACGGTTCGTACCCTGCGCTTCTGAGACACGGTCCAAGTATGTCCGCAATTGCCGTCGCGCAATTGCACGTTGCTCCGGTGTGTTCTCCGTCATGCTTGCAAGGTAGATGTCCTTGCCGTCACGCCTCAAGTCTTCCCACTTTGGGATTTCAGCGCGTTTGAACCGGAGATTTTCCAACGCAGCGTAGATGTCCTTAGCGACTTTTTGAATAGCCGCTTTGACTTCCGCCACAGGAGTGGAGCCACCAATCTCGTCAGGAAGTACAAAGTCTCCAGGATCAAGACCGTTGGCACGAAGCGTCTGTTCAAGTCTGCGCGAACCCAACGATTGCCCGTCAGGTAGATTTCCTTCTTTGGTAGCAGCAGATAGGGCGGCAGTGTTCTCGTCCTCAAAACTGGACAACAGCCGCTCCTTGTCGTACGACTCTCCAATTACATCTTCCTGTTCGTTGATCTCATCCTTGATCTTCTTGAACCAAGCCTTTTCTTCCGGTGTCTTTCCTTCCGGCTTTTTGTCCGCAGCAGCTTTGGCTTCTGCAGACGGCTCAGGAAATTGCCGGGAGGACAACAGGATTTCTTTGACCGCATCAACGGCGATCTTTACGCGCCGCTGGAAGTTTCGGAATTCCTCTTCCTCAGAACGCCAGACAACGCCGTACTGTTTCCCAAGTTCCTGTAATTTGCGGCGTTTCGCAAGCTGTTCTTCAGAAAGAGCGGCAGGGCCAACAGCAAAATGGCCGTCGTCATCTTCAAGGAGGCTATCAACTTCTTCTGCGTCTTCGATAGCCGTCGAACGAGTAGGCTTGGTAGCCTTGGCGGGCTTTGTAGCCTTTGCAGTAGAAGTCTCAGCCGGAGGAGTCTCGGCAAGAGGAGTCTCAGCAACAGTGGTCTTGACGGCAGCGGTCTCAACCGGAGGCTTTGCAGTTACAACAGGCTCAGCCGTTTTGCGCAGTGGGCTAGACGCAGGAAGCTTGTTGACATCGAAATCCCCAAGCTCATCAAGCGCGTTTGCTGCGGCCAAATAAGAACGTTCTTCTTCCTCGTCTTCAGTCAGCTCCCGAGTTTCTCTGGCTTTGTCGAGTTCATTGAGGCGGAGTTCTCGTGGATCAGCAGCCGTCTCAGCAGTGGGAGTCTTGACAGCGGGCGTTTCGGCAGTGGGAGTCTTGACAGCGGGCGTTTCGGCAGGAGGAGTGCCAAGCGCTTTCGCCAGCTCGCTCTTCTTGGACTCGATCAGCTTCTCTGTATCGACGAACTTCTTCTGCCGATTGGCAATCTTGGTCTTGTTGTCGCCAGCAGCGATGTTCTTTTCGAGTTCGATCTTCCGCGCGGCGTTCTCCGTCTCAAGGGCGGCGATCTCTTTCTTCAGGCGCTCGGTCAGTGCAGCGGGCTGTTCTCCTTCTCCTGCAGGAGGTTTTGCAGAAGGCGCTCCAGCAGCATCCACTCCAGGGGGTTTAGCTGCTGCAGCTCCGGAGGTATCTGGACCTTCAGGGGTGATTGCAGAAATGTCAACGCCCGCTCCAGTTGGAGGAGGCTGAGTTCTTGTACCACTTGGTGCTCCTTTGGTGTCTCGTGCAGGAGGCGCGACAGGGGGCGGTGCAGCTTTTTCTCCACCTATCACCGTGCCTAGGCCAAGACCGGCCAACCCTTCAAGCGTGCCTGCGCCCACAGCGCCCCGGTACGTCGGAGTATCAAACCCTTCGCGCTGCAGCGCGATGTTCTGAGCGACCTGCTCTTGGAAGGCTTGCCCGAACTCAGGCAAAGCTTCAGCCACACCCGCCTCAGCACGGCGCCGGATAGCGCCCTTGGCAGCTTTCTCAGAAATGGACTCGCCAGTTTCCTTGGCGGCTTCCTTGGCAGCGGCCTTCCTCTGGATCGTTCGCGCGAGTAGTGCTGCAGTAGTCTTCTCCACCGGACCCGTGGCAGCAGCACCGCCCAGCACTACGCCGAGTAGGATCTGATCCAGGTTCTCGCCGTTGGTACGTTGCGCAATTTCCGCGCGACGCTCGGCTTCCTCAGGAGCGGCCCCAGCTTCAATAAGTGCGTCCTTGGTGGCTTCGTAGATGGACCCCTTCACGGTGCCCGCACCCATGACGCCGCCAGTCAGAACTCGCGCGCCAGTAGCAACCAGCGCCCCCGCACCGAGGATCTTGACCCCCAGAGCAGCAAGAATCGACGGGACTGCAGTGCCGAACGCACTGGTCAACATGTCAACAGGCGCAACAGAAAACGCCTGGAATGCCGCCTTGACTTGGTCCGTCGCCCCAGCGTCCTCAGCCTTCTTCATGATCCTGGCGATCTCTGCCTGATCATTCTTGGCCTGTGCGGACATCAGGTCAGCGACGTACTCCTCAGCACCCCGAAGCGCTTTGGACGTGTCAGACCCAGCACCGAACGCGTCCGCAATCATGCGGACACCTGAGACAGCGCCCTTGACAAACCCTACAGGGACGTCAGCAACCTGACGGAATACGCTCTGCTGTTCAGGCGCGGGAGGCGCAGTGAACCGATCAACCAGTTGGAACCCGGGGGGAAGATTGGCCGGTTCTGATCCGACAAGAGTGAATCCAGGTGGAAGCGCCATGATTACTTGCTTTCAATAGGCTGACCAGTCCTTGCGTCCTTCCAAGTTTTGCCATCGTCCTCAGAGATGATTTCCTGCTTGGTAGTGGGATTGACAGCTCGTAGTATCGGTTTAATGCCAATAATCTGCGCAAGCATCCTGTTCACTCTATCCAACTCACCAGTAAGTGCCTCCTTGCCTTTGGGATCAATAGTCTCTTTGATCATGCTGGCATAGTTGGTAGACATCTGTTTAAGCACTTCCAGCGCAGTAGTCTTCTGATCAGGTGTCGGGAAGAGCCTGTTGAACAGCGCCGGATTCTGGACTGCAAGATTGATCTTCTCCTGGAGATCAGACGGTTTGTCGATCTGCGCTTGCCGCAGCCGGATATCCGCTTGGGTCTTCAGTGCGTCAATGTCTTGACCAGCAATCTTATCGCGCAGTTCAGCGATCTGATCTTCGATCCTGTTCGCGTCATCGTAGCGCTTCTCGCGGATGGCCTGTACGCGTTGTGCCTCCAGCACGCGCATCTTCAGGATGTTGCGGCCAGCTTCCTCCGACTCGCGTTGAGCAGCGGTCAGTTCCTTACGAGCCTCTTCCTTGCCCGTGCGGACACGCTGTTCTTCCCTGGTGGTCTCATCCCCCAGCGATGTGAACAACTCACCCGGCTTGGAGCTGATGCTCCTGAGGATACGGGCAATGTCGGGCTTCAATTCACCTTGCCGAGCCTCATACATCCTGCGAGCTTCAGCCATACGCTCATCGCGCATACGCTGTTCATTGGCAATCTGCTCAGCCATGAGACGCTCGATGCCCGCCTGTCCACTGAGGATCTCTTCCGGGACGCCTTGACGCGTACGCAGCGCAGAGAGTCTGTTCTGCAGTTCTGTGCCCCGAGAAGTTTCCCTGGCAGCGATTTGATCGATGAGGGTCTCGATGGCGCTCTTCTGTGGACGCGCTTGGGCTGTGGGACCGGCAGCAGGCCCGGCAGCGGCAGCGGTGGTGGAAGCAGCGGGACTAGTAGCAGCGGCAGCGGGACTAGTAGCAGTGGGACCAGCAGCGGCTTCGCGGACACGACGTGGTTCTGGATACCGCGCGTCAGCAGCAGCGGCAGCGGCAGCGGCGGCTTCAGCAGACCGAGGTTGAGTCTCAGCCATGAATTGTCTAGATACTGCGTCTGGCATTCTTGCGCCAGCGCGAGGTATAGACATAGCAGACTGCCCCTGAAGGAATGCAGTCATGGCTGCATCAAGCGCTGCCTGTGTTTGTGTAACTTTTTCTTGCGCTTGCCTATATCCTGCTGCGTCGCTCTGTTGCGCAGGATACGAAAACATGCGTACAAGCTGAACTGCAGCTTGATGATTTTGCCGCGCTTCTTCCAGCTTTTGTTGCAGTTCAGCTAGACTATATGTCTGAGCGTCATTCGAAACAGCGGCGGTAGAAGTGCTTTGCAGGGGCAATGACCCTTGAGCGCTGGCTGGCGTACTCGGGGCAAACGTGGCTGCGTCCGGCAAAATATTGCCGAGGGTTCCAGGAGGAGCAGGGGTGTTCTCTGTGAGCAACGGCCTTTGAGCACCGAGGGCTCGGCTTCTTGCAGCCGCGCGCTGGGCGGAACTCAAAGCAGCCTCTGCGGCCCGTACTTTGCCCACATAGAGGTTGACCGAATTAACGTCTCCGGACTTATTAGCTGCTGCTAGCTGTTGCCGCAGCGATTGAAGTTCGTCCGAGAGCTGCTTTATCCGGGCGGCGTCCGGGGCAGCAGCGGCTGGGGCAGCGTTGGTAGTAGGAGTCGTAACTGGAGCAGCGTTGGCTGAGGGGATGACCGCCTCGGCTCCTCTACGAGCCAGATTTGCCAGCCCTCCCGATTCGAGGATGTTGAGGGCTCTTGCAGCGAGCCTCCGCTCCGTCATGAGGATGGCGCGCCTATCACCCTGCGAGTTCCGGATCTCCACGTCGAGCTGCCTCAGGTTGTCCCGTGCAATCTCCGGCGTCTTGTACTCCTGAGCACGAATCTTGGCAGCGATCTCGTCGCGCTGAGCCTGCACTGCAGGATCGACAACCCTTTCCCCGTCCTTAAACGCCACGATCCCGCCCTGTGCAAGCTGGGCAACGGGTGGCTGGACCATGTCAGCCTCGCGCCGGACCTGTTGTGCAAGCGAGCCGATACCCTGTGCCTGCGCGTTCTGCTGCATCGCAGCCATGTCCTGCTGCGCCTTGGCCATCTTGATAGCTTCGGTCTTGCTCCGGATAGCAGACAGCAACGCGTACGGGTCGAACTGAGTGTCGCCCCCCGGCTGCATCGAGCGGTCGAACAGGGCCTTCAGTTGATCCAACCCCATCCGACCAAGGACGGGAGTCTGCCCGGAACTCTGACTCGAAAACATTATCAGCCTCCCGAAAGGCCAAGCCAATCACCAAAAGTCTTGCCCAGCCCTGCGCCTTGAAGCATGGTAGCAATCGCTGACAGCCCTGGAGAATACTGCGGAGCCGTGAGGGGGAGCCCCTGCAGAAGACTCTGCATATACGTGGCTTGTTGGTACGGGTACTTCTGCGACTCCTGGAACTGCTGATAGCCGAAGTCCAGAGGCTGTTGCGCGATGCCCCGCTCTTCCCGACCTGCAGCCATTTGATCAGCCAGAGATCTGAGACCGTAGTTGGCTCCGAACTGATTTGCCGTTTCACCCAAGCGCTGAGCTTCGAGACCGAGGGTTGACTCTCCAAGACGCTGCTTCAGCGCTAGGTCGTACGCGGACTGAAGTCCCTTGGCCTGGATATCTCCAATCTGAGTCTGCAGATTCCTCTCGCGCTCCGACCGCATGATCGCATCACGCGCCCCGCCGAACGCCCCAGCCTGAGCAAACTTGGCCTGCTCTGACTGTCCTGCGATGTTTGACTGCCTGCGGGCTTCCCGTGCCTGAGCGTCAACGACGCTCTGCATGTACGGGTTCATGTAGTCCTGAACAGAACCCAGTGCGCCAAGACCCGTGTTGAACTGCGTGGCTTGATACGGACCCAGCCCTTCGTAGCCCTTGAACGCCCCCTTCTGCAAGGCCGTTGGATCAGCGTACCGCTGCCCCGTGAACGGCGTGTAAGGCAGGTTTGCCAGCCCCCAGCCACGGGAGAGCATGTCCATGACATATGGACCGAAGCTCGCAGAGAGGGAAGACTGCGACGGGTCGATGGCAGTAGTCGTACCCGTGCCGGTCGTAGTGCCCGCACCAGTGCCGGTCGTCCCGGTGCTGGTGGTGCTGGTCGTATCAGTGCTAGTCGCCCCAGCAGGTGGAACATACGCTCCGGGATACGCAGTAGTCGTGTTCAAATTGGTAGCGTCGGGTGACATATTCATCGCGCTCTCCTTTGAAGATCGTTCATCAGCGCATAGAGCGTTCTGGCACCGCCCATCTCATCGACGCTTTCCTTGGGAACATACATCTCGCCAGCAGAAACGCGTGCCGGAGTCGTATCACCGATTCTGGCATGGACTCGGTCATCAACACCACTACCGTCACCTTCGCCTGTGATCAACTTCGCCCCAGGGACCAACTGTGCAAGACCCATGGGACCACCCGCACCGTCCACAGCGCGTTTGGTCATCACGAACGCACCGTCTTTCATCTGCAGCGGACGCTGCGGCGTGCCGGTGACAACACCGCCCGTGGCATACGCCTGGGCAAGTCCGCCATTAGCGGAGTACTGAACAAGCGGCCCGTACTTGCCCTGGACCACTTCCTTGGTGTACTGCTTGGGAGCAGAGACTGCGTACCCGTACCCGCCGCCCCTAGGCTGTCCTTCAGCGGATTTTGCATACCTGTTGCCGAGGTATCCGCCCAGAATGGCAGCGAGTCCTGCCGGACTCGTGGCGAAGTCGAGAGCTTTCGTGCCGACCTTCTTGGCAGCTTCAAGGGCTTTGGTCAGGTAGTCTTTACTGCCCGAAGGAAGGGTACCGCTTGTATCAAGCGCTGCGATACCTTCTGTGATCCCGTAGCCTTTCGGCCATTCAATGGTGTTGATGTCAGGAAGAGATTTTTCGGAAAGCCAATTAATCAATGTATCTTGATAATCGGCCCCTGAACTAAAATCACCTACCAGATCAGTATCCCAATCGGTGCTACCAAAAAGGCCTTCAAACCAATTTCTAGACATTTTGCTCTCCGTACAGCGTGCCGTAAGGTGTCATTGCAATACCGCGACGGACATCAGCGGCGTTTTTGTTTTCCTCGTCCTTGCTGCCCGAAGAACCGCCGAGCAATCCGGCCAGACCAAGAATCCCGAACGGATTTGCACTACCACCTGACGTAGTGTCACCCGAAGCACCACCCGAAGTACCGCCTGAAGTGTCACCCGAAGCGCCACCTGCATCTCCAGTAGCAGTTGACGCCCCCGTATCCGTAGATGCTGTAGTTGTGCCCACGGAGTCGAGCGAAGGCCCAAGCAGGTCAGGGCCTTTCAGGTCAGACAGTGCCCCCGCAACCGACTTGCCGACTCCCGCAGCACCCAGCCCCATGTTGACCAGTCCAGCAGGAACACCAAGCGTATTCCCTATCAGTCCTGCAAGGCCCGATTGTGCAATGCCACCAGCAAGAGGTCCATACTGTCCGCCGAATGCCTGTTGCAGAGCGCCCTCTGGGATGTTTGTTTTCCCGCTGAGCAGGCCGAGACCGATCTGTGCAAGCGCTTGTCCCGGAGTCAGATAGCCTTGATGCAGCCCCACGAGGGCCTTGGACACAGACGACAGCGTGCTGAAACCCGGGACCATTGCGTTGGCAAGACCAGGGAACGCGTAGTCCATCGCGTCCGACACATTGAACGCAGCAAGGGCCTGATCAACCGTCTGGTTGTCGGTTATGTTCAGCCCGCCGTATCCTGCAGCAGACACGGCGTCCAGCGTGCCACGGTCTAGTCCAGACACGCTGATTTGAGAAGGGTCGATGTTTCCAAACTCATCCCTGCCCGCAAAGGCCAGCAAAGCATCCAGAGGCATGTCAAGTGCTTTAGCGACTTGATTGAGCGCTTCCGGGTTTGCGGTGTTGGGGTTGGTCCCCGCGTAGGGACCAATAGGACCATGCGTCGGGTCCAGCCCAAGGGAGATGTTCATCCCCTGAGAGACAATTCCTCGTCCACTAGAGTCCTGCCAGCCTCCAGCAAGTTCGCTTCCAAGGACGTTATCTGCTGATTTTCCACTCCCAGTACTTGTGCCGGAGGTTCCAATATCTAGGCCGAGGCTCGCAGCCGCCGCCGCATCACCACCACCCGCGTCGGAAAAACTACCCCCGCCTAGTGACCCTGCGAGATCTCCTGAGCCTCCGTATGCGTCATTGCCCCCACCGCCGCCACCATCACCGCCGTCATAGAGCCGGATCTTGCGGTTACCGCAGTGTGTAAATGCCCTCAGATCACCTGACGGGATCTCCAGAGCCCAGAGACGATTTCTCATATTGCAGCCTCGAAGACGGTGTACTTCTTCTTCAGACCAAAGCGTGCCCACAGACGGACTGTGGAATCCCTACCGGCCCCGGCAATACGTGTTGCCCCGGCAGCTTTCAGCAGTGCTACAAACTGAGCGTACCCATCAGGCTTGGCAATCCATCTCCCACCAATCGCCAGGACAAAAGCCACACGCGCGTTGCGTTGGTTCTGAAAGGTCACTGCCGCTGCGCCTATGACCTCATCCCCTTCGATAGCCTTATAAAGCGCAGCCCGATTCTGCCCCAGATCCGCACGAAGCTGACCAATAGTAATCTCACCAGACGCTTCAGGGTTCTCGAACGCAGCACGCAAGTACGGTTCCACCTGCTCCCACTGCTGGTGGATGAACGAGGTGGACACGTATTCGACTTTCATGTCACTGAGTCAAATTACCGGCTGATCTCTTCCCAGTCCATCGAGGCATGAACCTGATTTCCATTCGCCGCCGCTGTGCATACAAGCGTAAGCTCGTAGGGCGTGGCGGTGAATGAGTTCCGTTCAAGTTGGAAAGAGAACAAGGCTTCCTTCAAGATGTCAATGGTGCTGGACCCTTGATTCGATCCCTGGAAGTAGCCTGAAGCCAGGATGCGCCCGCCTGTTGTTGCAGTGCCTGTGATGTTGTAGTCCACAGCCGAACTCGTCCCCGCACTCACCCATGTACCCCCAGTAGTCGTACCTGACGCCACCACGCGCCACTGATAGTTAGCGTTGTTGGTGATGCCCATGATGGACAGCGCGGTCAAGATGACAATGCCGTCCAAGCGGGTAGACTTGAGTCGAATTGAGATAACAGGGTACAAGGTGCCTGCGGTCGTCAGCGTTCTTGGTGTCAAAATATCTGTGCCGATAGCTTGCTGCAGCCCTCGAAGCTCGTAACCTCCTTCAGAGATCACGGTAGAGCAGACCTGCTTCAACGTACTTGTCGTGGCGGGGTTCGGGGCGCCGTCGTTTTTCATCTCGTAGCGCAGGGGTAGGGAGGCGGTGGTGATGTACGTCGTTGTGATCAGGTTCGCGTGGTTGAAGTTGTGCGCCGGAACAAACACGCCGTCAATGATGAACCCCAAGCGGCAAGTGCCCAGACCCAGCCACTCTATGTCGATGTAAAGAATCTGTGCTTTGGTCGCATCTAGGGTAATCCCTGATGGACCAGTGCCGTTGAGCGGATCTTGGTTCCATTCCGACTGCGCCACCGGCGTGTTGATCACCGAACCCGTGACGCTGCTTCGCTCAACGAAGTACAGACTTGTACCTTTGCGCTCGAAGTACAGGCCGTTTGCCGCTCCGAAGTACCCCACCCGCTGGCGAAGGTTGGTCTTGGCTACACCAAACACAAAGGTGTTCATCACCAACAGGCTCTTGCCCGGTTGGTAGGAGAAGACCTTGGTGGTCTCTCGGATTATTTCATCCCCGTTGGCTGTGCCTACAGTCAGATCGACAAGGCCCTCATCTGGATTAAACGTGGCCGCAGCCGTTCCCGTAATGCCGTTTACCCAAAGGTTGTTGTCCGAAAAACGGTGCGACGAATCAAACAGCGTCAGCGGGTTGCTGGTGCGCAGACGGCCAAACGCATCGACGTTGGTGCCGCCAATTGATACCGGAATAGGGTTTGCAGTGGTTGCCACGATTTGATTCAGCAGGTTGTCTAGCTGGTTGAAGTAGATCCGCAGAATGCTCAGTAGCTGGTTGAAGTAGTCCGGATCGTAGCCTCTTGTAGGGAACGGAAGCGCAGGGGCTTTGAACCGCTTGATGATCGTGCTGATGATGCTCACGATTTACGCCCGTCCTGACGCACATCGATTCTCGGCACCCCCAGTTGCCACTGCACGCCCTTGCCGTCAGAAGACACCTTGATCGCCATCTGGCGTGCCCGAATGCGAATGTTGACCTGCTCGGTGAAGCGCTCGACTGTGGTCGTGGCCACCCTGGCGACAGGGAAGGAGTTGCTCCCCGCAACGGACATGTTGGAAATGTCTGTAGCCACCGGGTCCACGCCGCGCGTGTAGCCGGAACCCGAGTTCTGCAGGGTCAGGAGAGATAGCTCAACGCTGGGTTGCGCGGGCAATTCCGTGGTAGACCCCGTGAACGTAATGTCCGGAAGCACGCGCCAGACGAAGCCGAAGTTGTGACCGTCGTCGATGTCGAACTCTGAGGACGTGATGTAAGCCTCGAAGCCGACAGGCGTGGACGTGGAGCCGTCATCACAGCCGGTTTCTTGAAGCAGCAGCCTGTTGTTGTAGTCCGCTGCCATTGGCACATCTTGCACAACACTTGCGTCCACCCACGCGGTGCGGGCCATCGTGCCGTAGTACCAGATCTTCTCTGCGTAGTTGTAAACCACGTAGCGGTCTATGGTCGTGGAGTTAGCGGAGCAGTAGAACCACCACACTTCGCTAAACTGCTCTACGGTAGATGCAAAGACCTGCAGCGGCTGGCCGTAGTTGAAGTCATTGAAGATGTACTGGCGCAGATCACAGTTGAGCGTTTGCACGCGCCCGTCGAAGGCGTAGAACTTCTCGTAGCCCATCCAGTAGGTGACGCCTGCGGCGGTTGCCCAGGCACGGTCACTGACGATGGAGACGTTGTCCGCGAGGATCTGTGAGCCCCACACGATGGGCGGGCCGAGGTACTGGAGCGAGTACAGCGATGTGTCTGTCCAGACCAGAATCTCCTGGCGCACTTGCGCGACTGCCTCGATAGCCGAACCGTGGGACAGGCGCAGGCTACCTGCTTGGGTGGTGGCCGCAGGCGTCCAATCCGCCGCCGTCTCTTGATCCGACCACCGGATCAGCATAGGGTCGAGACTGATAGAGCTGTAGTCCGTCGTGCCGAAGGCCAGAACGAAGCGTGAGGCGTCGGAGACGACGATGTAGTTCGCCTTGCTGGGCGTGTCGCTTGCCCCCGCGAGCGTCGAGATGTTGACCGCCCGCGTGCCTGTGCCAATCGTGGTCGCCGTCCAGTAGTAGATGCCTCCGCCCTTGGGGTTGATCAGCAGGTCGTTGCCGAAGTTGTAGGCGGTCCAAATGCCGATGTTCAACGGAACAAAAGGCGTCGAGCTACCACCCCAAACACCGGAACCCCAAGTTCCCGAACCCCATGTTGTGCCCAAAGCGGAGGCGGGGTATTGGATTTCCGAACCCACAGTGATTTGATACGCGGAACCTGTCCCTGCACCGCCAGTAATCCCTGTTGATGCGGTAGAAGTGGCTTGTATAAAGTATGTATGTACTATATTTTCTATTTCTAAAACTGTACCGGCGGGGATAGGTGTAGAAAACGGCGTAGCGACAACGCCAACAAAAAGACGGTAGTCGCCTACGCCCCCGGTGCCTTGACCAGAAACCCAAGCTATTGTTCTGGTTTCTCCGTTAAATACGATAACTGCGCCGGGAGTGACTATTCCAGAATTTAGCGCGCTTACTGAAAGCGTGATGCCGGAAGATGAGCAAGTTATAGACGCGGTATTAGATTGAATACTGTATTCTGCAGTCCCATTGACTCCAGAAGTCGCTATGTTTATCCCGCCAAGAGTTGGTGCACCAGTGTATGTTACGTACGACCCAACCTTAAGCTCCCCGCTGGCAAAAGTACCGACACCAACTGAAGTATCCTGTACACCGATAAGGTCAAAACCGCTAAATACTCTGAAAGCTGTTACAGTTCCCGTAACTCTTATCGGAGTAACGTCGTAGTACGCGCCGTACTGGATGTAGTACTTGAGGTTCGTACCGACACCGACGTACTGCGTCCAAGGCCAGAGAGACCGGCAGACACCCAGGAATTGATCAGGCAAAAGCTGCTGCCACCCGCCAATCTTCTCAGGCTGGCTTGAGCGAAAGCGCACCTTCTCGCAGAAGTACCATCCACGGTCTTCCGAGGCATAGCGGGTGTTCTCGCGGAAAACCCCAGGACGAATGCGGACGGCCTTCAGCGGCATACGATTACCTCAAAAACAGCGCACGCTCGTCCCTGCGCCGCTTGACAAGACCCGGGAGTTCCTTGCCGCCAGCCTTGGTCCACTGCATGAACGCATCTGCGGCCCCCTCGATGTCATCGCGGTTGGCCTTCATGCGGATCTGACTGCGCTGAAGATTCCCTAGGCCAGCGTTGTACGCAAAAGAGACCAGAGCGTCGAAGCGCCCTTGATGACCAGCACAGCCGGGAACCAGACGAAGAACACCTCGTTCAAAAGCAGCGACGTCCACCGCGAATAGTCTCTCGATCTCTTCCTTGGACCAGACACGGTTGTGCTCCGGACGTAGCGGGTAGTTCATGCGGATGAACCCAGTGTAGCCCTCTTTGCGAACCATGGGCAGTTGAATCTGGTCCTGATACAGAACGTGCCCGTACCCGACGGTCCAAATGTGAGCAGGGCACAAGTAGGGCCGGGTTCTGTAGCCCTCGTACCTGTGCATCAGCGCAGCGCCCTCGGGGCTGAGCTTCACTTCTTGCTCCACTGCCTGCTGCCGAACCAGAACCCAATGATTCCGCCCAGCATGGCCATCTCATCTTCACTGAAGATGATCGCCGTCACCCTGATAAGGTCATCCACCGACTGGATCAGACCCGGATGCTTCCAGACGTACAGCGTCAAGGCCGCATTGATCAGCACCAACTCGATGATGAAAATATAGGTCACCGTCGGCCGCACCGTGCCGACGTAGTTTGCCACCCAGCGGCTGGCTTTCTCCAGCACCTTCTCATCGTGCCTGAGCGCAGCCTCGGTCATCTGCGCCTCAGTCTGCATCGCAACCTGTTCGACGCGGATCTCCTCCATCTTGGCCTGGGAGGCGTATCCCTGGGCTGCAAGCTGGAGTTCACGCTCGGTCTGAAGACGCGCCAGGGCGATCTCGTGCTTCTGGTCGCTCTTGTTCTGGAAGAACTCCAGCAGCTTGGGCAGGCCGCTGATCAGCAGACCACCGAGGGTAGAAAGCAGAGAGAGCATGTTTACCCCTTGGTGGAGATGACATCATCACCGCGCTGGACGGTGACCTTGTCGCCTTCGACACTGACCTTCATGGACGCTTCCTGACGCTCAGGCTTGTCCAGGCGCCCGATCAACTCCTTGATGATCGTGATTTCGGGCTTCTCTTCCTTCTTGGTCTCGTTGACGATGCCGTTGACCATCTGGATCAGAGCCATCGTGGCGGTTGCCACCAGACCGATGACAGCAGGAAGCGCTTCGGTGTTCAGGAAAGCCGACGACACAACACCCACCAGCACCAGCAGGAAAATCCAGACGATGGCCGTCTTGCCGATGGCCTTGGCAGCGACTTCCTTGGCGGTGGCCTGAGCCTCCAGCCGCTTGAGTTCAACTGCAGCCTGGGCCTTCAGGGTGTTCAGGTCAATCGGTTCCATGATGGCTCCTTAGATCATGCTGTCCGTTTCCACATGTAAACAGTGATGTACGGCTGGTAGTTGGCGTTTGTACCGCTAGATCCCGCCGTGTTCATGCTGATGCCGGTCGTTGCAGTTGAGGAAGTTATTACCGTATTAACACCTGCATCAGTAGAGTACAAAGCTTCACGGTTGTTTCCAGTTGCAGAATTTGGAATGGTCGTCGTGTGCGAGTGGCCCGGATCAGTGATCGTATGTGTGTGGCTGACTACCACAGCATCCGCAGAACCGCCAGTTTCTTCGGCAGTATCAAACAGAACGTTTGTAGAGTCAAAGCCGACAGGGACACGCCCCGCACCAAACGCAACCCAAGTGCCAAATCCAAACAACGTTCCAGGATTGGTTGCGTTGGTGGCGTTGATGTAGATGGATCCAACGGGATGAAGAAGCTGCAAAATTGAGGTCGCAGATGACCACTGTGGAATGCCTCCAGAAACAGCCAAAATGGAGTTGGTCGCCCCTATTGGCAGTTTGCTGAGCGCCGTGGTGCTGGAGGCGTACAGCAGGTCTCCAACTGCGTAGCTAGCCAGCCCAGTGCCGCCAGAGGTAGGGACCAATGGGTCAATTAAGCGCAGTCCTTGAAGCTGTGAAATAGCGTGATATACATCCCCGCTAGTGTCTACACGGACAACAGTCGATGAACCCGAAGGCATAATTGCTAGTGCAACCCCTGTAGCGGTTCTAATCTGAATCGGCCCCGCGCCTTCATTGATGACAAAATAAATCTTACTAAGCGTCGGAACAATTACATTTCTTGCGGAGACCGGGCCGTTAATAACGCGCAGACACATATACCGCGCTTGATCTGTGGCACCGTTGGCCGTAGTCAACGTCACATCGCCTGCCGACACATCGACGTCTACAATCCCGGCAATCGCATTGTCAATCAACTGAAACGTGCCGTTGTTGACAAGTGTTCCCCATCCCGCCGTAGTGAGTCCGGGCTTGGTCAAGCGAAGAAGCGGGGTGTAGGTGTCTGCCATGATGTCCTCAAGCGAAGCGCAGCAGCGCCGTTGTTGCAGTTGCTGCGGGCATCTGGATCGTGAACGTGCCCGACGCCGTCTTGTCAGCACCAAAGTCCAGCACAGCGATGGCGCGGTTGGCCTTGGTCTCGTTGTAGATCAAACCGCCCCGGCAGGTGAAAGATGCGTTGGCCCAGACCGGATTGTCAAACGTGACGTAGGCAGTGGTGCCGGAGAGAAGGACTTGGACGTTGGTAAGCGTCACACCGCCCGCCACATACCCTGTACCAGAAGCCTGTCCCGGCGTTGAAAAGCTGTACGCTGTGGTGGCTTGACTGAGATCTGCTGATGCGGTGTAAAGCGCCAGCTTCAGCGTGTCGGTGTCCAGATCATGGATACCTAACCAAGACTCCTGCTTGAACGAGGAGCACATTCCTTGGAGTATAGGCATTTACTTCACCGGGTTTCTGACCTGACCGCTGCGGTAGGCGTCTTGACGGTTTTTGCCGTCGCCCAGGTTCTTCAGCAGCAGGATCGAATCATTGAACTGGCTGACGTACAACTGGACAATGTCCTGCTCAGCCTTCATGAACCGAGCAGCTTCCACCATGATCGCGTTGAACAGCACGCTGTCAAAGTTGTTGCCAAGCCATGTGTTGCCTGCCGTGACGATGCTTTCAGGCTGGTAGAAGTAGTTCAGCTCCGCATTCAACGCAGCATTCGGCGTCGGGCCGAGAATGATCTGCTGGATTAGCGTGGAAGCTGTACCGTCAAGAGCGTAGTACTTCGGAGTACCCGTACTCGCCGGGTTCGGATAGCTCTCCCGCATGAAGTTCACATCCTTGTTCAGGAGGAACTCGTATGCCCCCGTGGCAAGAATGATTGCCAAGGAGTACGCTGCCAGGAAGTCCGAAGGAAGACTCAGGTTCCTGTTGCCGATAATCAGCGTCAGCGTAGAGGTCTTCCGAAGGATCGGAAGCTGCACCGTCTGATAGATCTTCTGTTCTGCCAGCTTGGTGAGCGTGGCAAAGTCAACAGACGAGAACGTGTTCTCGGTGCTGTCCTCGACGGCGACCTGCAGTGCAGCGTAGTCCATAGCTTACGCCATCGGTCCCCGGGCCATGGTGCCCTTGGTGGCTGCACCAGTCCCACGGATCTTGATCCCCGAGGTCTTGGCCGGGGGCGTTGCAGCGGAAGCAATGTTGCCTACCACCATGCGCGGCATGGGCGCGTCAGCGTTCACGACCGGAGTCGGAACAGGTTTGGCCTTCAGCATGTCACTTCCTCTTGCGCCCGACCGGGCCTTGGTTCGCCACGCGGGCCATGTTGCGACCCATCTTCTGGGACATCTTGGTGGTCACACCACCCTTGGCGAGCTTGGCGCCGGGGCCGTGCGCCACACTGGCGGGCTTCTTGGCATGTGCCCGGAGGGCCTTCATTGCGTCCATGTTCACTCCTTGGTTGGACCGAATGATAGCGGAACTGCCCACTCAGGTAAAGATTAAGTAAGCAGCGTAGGTCGCGGGGTTCGCAACCATGTATGGATTAAGCACTGTTTCGATATACGTATTGTAGGCGGGGAGATTTAAAGTTGGGTTGCCGATAAAGCGGGTATACGCGAGCGAATCTGAACTTTGTACTGCACCGTTGTTTGTTATGTCTCCCAGCGGGCGGGAGCCAATAAGTGTATCTTTAAATAACGTCTTTGCGGGTTCTATGTTTAATGCCGCCAACAAAATAGTAGCCGGCATTACGCTGTAATTGACATAAATACCACCGGGGGGAGCCGTAGGCGACGTAGTAACTTGACCAACTTCACCCACGCCGACCAAGGTGTTTGGCGTGAGCACAGCGTCAAAGTCCCTGGCACCACCGATAGGGTTCCACCCCCACTGGATGACCAGCATGCCCTCGCCAGGAAAGCCCTCTTGCAAGGGGCCGGTGCCTGACACCGTGTCAGTTTGGAGGCCGTTCGTTCCGGACTGATACCACGTATTTGTGTCCGGACGGGGGTCCCGCAGAGCCTGGGGGTCATCCACCGGGTACATGCCCAACTGCAACTGCGGCTGGTCCGGAGTCCAGCACTGAGGGCACGCCTTGATCTGCGTCTGCTTGGTCTTGACGACGAGGTTCTTGAGCTTCTTCAGGTCGAAACGGAACCCACAGACGTCGCAGAACCCGAACGCCTTTGCGCCGTTTGCAAACCTGTTGGCCATGTCAGATCATCCTGACCCGCCCACCTTGGCGGTATTCTTCTGGCATGGGTACACCGCTGCGAAGCAGCGCTTGCGCTTTCATTCTTGCCTGCTGTTGCTGCTGTTGTCTTGCCCTGTATTCTGCATCCTGTGCGGCACGCACCTCCGGTGGCAGAGTGCCTGGGGCCAATGTCGATGGAGTCATGCCAAGCGGCAAAAGAGACTCTGCTATGTCAGCGGCTGCTCTCCTGTACTCACCAGCGTTTGCTGCTCCTGCTCCGCCAACCAAAGCACCGATACCAGCCAACTTTGCGGGGCCAAGACGGCTTGGACGAGAATGGACTTCAGTAATTGTGTTGCCAAAATGGATATATCTACCAGGGTCGCCTATCTTACTTTCACTAGCATAAATTTCAACCGGGGCCAATCCAACTTCAGGTTTTGTACGGTAATTAACAACAGCCAATACGCTTCCGGCTTTACGTGGACCGTAGTCCTCCAGTAGCTCTAATTTGGCTTTACCCGTTGGTTTGCCCTGTTCATCCATTACAGGAACAAGTCGGGTTGCCATGTCAGGGTTCTGGAACAAGCCAGCTACCCGATTTACATCTGCTTCAGACATGAAGACGGTTTTACCAGAACGCGGCTGTATTCCTGTTGATCTATCAGTATGCTTTTCCCCACTACGATTTCTAGTTGTAGTGATATCCTTATGGAAAGCATAAGTTGAACCACGCCCCGTCTTGAAGACGGATTCAATGTCCTCTACGCCCGTTGGCAGCTTAAAAAGCGGATCGTAGTCCATGATCAGCTAATAAACATCTGCCGAGGTACGAACCGTACCGCAGCCTTCTCACGGTCTTCGCTCGATGCACGATCCCAGTCTTCGTCGTACTG